GTGTCTTGCTGGCCGGCTGCGAGGGCTTCGCGGGCACCAACGCCTTCGACGCTGGCCCACACGGCCGTCGAGTTGGCCCACGCCAGCACTGTCTCGCCAAGGGCGTTGGTGGTGCCGCTGGCGATCTGAACCGTGACACGCTCGCGGAGCTTGCCAGGCTCAATCATCGGTACGGCCCCCACCGCATGGAGTCGAGCAGAGACTTCACGCCAAACGGCACGTCCTGCGGAACGGCACCCGTCGAGACGGTCGCGCCACGGGTTTCGTACCAGTGCGAAATCAGCATGAGCATGGCGTGCCGGATCGCCGCCGGGACGCTGGCCCCGGTCGCCCCGTAGCCAGCCCACCAGGTCACACTGATGGCGTTGTCGTCCTGACGGTGTGGCGTCCAGGTGCTGCCGTAGAGCGGAAGCACGGCGCCCGGCGTGGCGTGCCGGTCCACGCGGTACTCAGCCGTCGAGTACGTGCTGGTCGGCCCGGCCTCGGTCGTGAACGTGATCGACACGGCCGTGGCCGTGCCGCTCGTGACCATCGGCGGGCGCGGCAGTTCCACAGGATGGATGCCGGAATCGGGGAACTTGTCGAACCGCATGACCCACTGCGTATTCACCAGCGTGCGGTCGAGGTACTGCTCGCACCACTCGCGGGCCGCCGTGATCAGCGTGCCGATGTACGTGTCATCGTCGCTGGTATCCACGCGGCAGTGGGCCTTTGCCTCTGCGAGCGTGACAGGCTCAACGGCTGGCGGAGTTTGGCGAGTCAGACTTCGGTACTGCACGGCGTCCTCGTTTGCGTGGCGTGGCGTCGGCCGTCTCGGCCTGGTGCTCGGCGGCCGCAGTCTCGATCAGTTGGCCCTGTGTGTCCGCAACGGCCACCCGTTGGGCGATCAGCTGCGTGGCGAGCCCGCCGCTGATCTCGGCCGTCTCGCCGCTGCGGTAGTTGCGCCACGAGCGGGTAAACCTGATTTTCCTCATTGGGGCACGCTCCATGCAGTTTCCGGGCGTTTGTTCGTGTTCGTGAACTCCGTGGCCCACTGGAAAACAGGCTTGGAAAGATCGCGCCCTGGCCACGTCACCACGTACTCACCGTGGCCCAGCACCACGCGCGGCGTGACGTACACACGGTTCCCGCTCTCCCGCCAGTTACGCCAAAACCAAATGTCATCATCGGTGCGGCCTTCGTTCCACGAGCCGTCAGGGCCGGGCTTCGACCAGAACCACGGACGCTTGCACCGCTTGAGGGCAGCCGTGCTGATGACGGTGCAGCCGAAGTGGGCCGTGTCAACTTCCTGCACAGGCTCAGAGAACCATGCGGTGGGAACGCTGGTACTACCGCCTTCCGGCGGGTTGTCTAGGCAGCCCTTGAGCGTGAGCATTGGGCGGCCGTCTTCCCGCTTGGTCTGCAGGCCCGTGAGGGCGTCGCACTGGAACGTGAGCGCCATGGCAAATAGGTGCTCAACGTCCTGCCTAGTAAAGAACGTGTCGTAATCAATCAGCAGCAAATACTCGGCCGAATCCAAAAACTGCTCCATGATCCTGGTGTTCACCTGCGACCAGAACGCACCAGTGCCCATCGTGGGGCGAATGCCGAGCGGCATGAGGGCCTGAGCCCAGGCGAAGTGGTTGGCCGTAAACGAAAGCCTCGGCATCGACAGGATGGCTTCCACCCGGATGTCAGCCTCGGTCTGCCCTACCTTGACGATCATGTGCACCTCAAAAGAGAGCGGGCCGCCCCGATTTGGAGCGGCCCGCCCAGTTTGCACATCACGTCAAGCCGTCAGGCTCACGCACCCTTGAGGGCGATGACCGGGCCGGCGACCGTGTCGCTGCCCAGCGTGTGCCACGAGATCGCCACGCGGGCGGTGGCCTTCAGCACCGTCTGGTCGCTGAGGAACGCCACCTCGGAGCTCGAGGCGAGCTCGATGCCCTGGCGGGTGCCGAAGATCGCGGCGTTGGCCAGGTTGGCGAACAGGGCGAACACGTTGCCCGTCTGATCGCCCGAGCTCGGCATCTCGTCCGTGAGCACCACCGGGTAGCCCATGAACGTCAGACCGAGGCCCTGCGACAGGCCGACCGAACCGCCCTGGGCGGCGTCGAGGGCCTGCATGCAGTCGGCGAAGAAGTACGGGCTGACGTACCACTTGGCACCGGCCCGGCTGTGGGACGGCATCAGAGCCATCATCCGCAGCAGGTTGGCCTTTGTCACCTCGTCGGGCGTGTCACCGGCCGCCGTCACGAGCGACGCGGCGTAGGTCGCCGAGCTGCCCGCGAGGATGCCGTTGGCAGTCAGGATGCCAGCCACGCTGGGAGCCGAGCCCGAGTTGCCGTTGAACGCGATGTTCTCAATCGCGTTCGTCAGGCAGAGGGCCAGCTCAGAGGCGATCCAGTCGGCGTAGGCCGCCGGATTGACCGCGTCAGAGAGGAGCTCGTTGGCGATCTTGGTCGCGGCGGTGCACTTCTTCGCCGTCAGCGTGACCTGCGTGCTGCTCGGGTCGCTGTCGGTAATCGCCACGTTCTCGTTCTGCCAGTTGACGGTGGCACCGGCCGTCCGCTTCGGGACGAGCACCACGTCGCTCGGCATCTGGATGTTGAGCGCGTTGGACGCGAAGGCCGAGTTCTCGGTCACGAGCCGCAGCACGGTGTCGGACAGGAGGATGTCCGGCACGAACGCGCCGCCGTTGGTGGCCGAGGTCGAGCCCTGAGCACGCACCTCGATGCCGGCGTCCTCGCACCACCGCTTGGCGTCGGCGTCGCGGAGGAGCGTGGCCTTGAGCTGCATGCCGCTCTTGTAGGCGTCCTCGTGCGAGCGGAACGCCTTGAGCTTGCCGCGGAACGGCACCGCCTCGATGCGGGGAGCCTTCCGCTCCTCCGTCACCTCGGGAGCCGGGCTGCAGCGGTCGACCACAGAGCGGAGCTGCTTGGCCGACTCGGCGACGTTCTTCTCGAAGTCGATCTTCTTCGAGAGCTTCGCGGCGTCCGCGTTGAGCGTCTCGAGCTCGAGGTCGCGGGCGGCGATGGTGTCCGCGTCGCCTTCGATGGCACGCACGGCGTCGATCCGGTTGGCGAGGGCAACGGCCTCGTCCTGCAGCTTCTTGAGGTTGTCCACGTGTGAAATCTCCGTGCGGCGGTATTGCCGATGGAGTTCACTCTGCCGCTATGGACGTGGAACCTTGCAGTAACGCAGCGCAGAAAGTGTTGTTTTTACAAACGCCACCGCACGAGCGCCGCACCTCGGGCACCGCAGGTAACGCTGCCGCTCATCGCCGCATGCGCGGCTGGATCGTGTCCGCAGACGTTCGCCGCAGGTGCAGCGCGGTTCAGACATTGCGGAGCCTCAGCGACCACGCAGCAGCTGCGTCACGGGCCAGCGAACGAATCGCACGCTTTGCCTCTGGCTCCACAGCCGGATCGGCTTCGGCCTCCTCGGCCTGGGCGGCGATCCACGCGGCATACGAGCGTTGGGCAACCACTGCGGACGTGGCCGATCCGTAGGCTGGCACGTTCACCGGGCCGACTTCGTAAAGGCCAGACGCCTCCACGATCTCGCGGATGGCTTTGCCATTCTCGTCGTTCGTGAACCGCTCGCCGCCCTTCTGATTCACGGTGAACGCGAAGCTGCTGCCCTTGAGGTTCCGAGAACGCACGAGGGCAAGCACGTCACGGCCTGCCGATGTGTCTGGCGGCTCGACCACGTACGAGATGCCGCGATCATCGGCGATGATCTCCAGCGTGCCAGCCGACTCGCGGCCCAGCAGCATGTCGCTGTTGTGGTTGTAGTACGAGAGAATCTCGCCACGGCCACGCTGGCGGTTGAGGATCTTGTCGAAGGCACCGGGCAGGATTCGCTCACGAAACCCACCGAGATCGAGCGAAAGCCGGTTGTACGGAATCGCCAGCCCACGGATCGCCTCGCGGCCACTCGACCGAGTCTCAATCTGCAGCTCGCACTCGGGGGCTTCCTCTGCGGTCAGGCAGCGGCGTTCAATTTCCATCGGTGCTGTCCTCCTCTTCTGACATGTCCTCGGCGTCGTCTTCCGGGCTGTCCTCGTCCTCGACTTCCACAACGGGCACAGGCTCAGCAGCAGGTGGCTGCTGGCCAACCTTGTCGAGCGTCGTCATGTTGAGCTGCACGAAGTGCTGGTCGCCCTCTGGCCCGATGGGGTTGAGGTTCTCAAGCTCCCGGATCTCGTTCACGGTCATCCAGCCGTTTTGCAGGGCTGACACGTAGTAGGCCGAGCGGCTCGCGTGATCGCCCCGCAGCAGGCCGCTCACGCTGTGCTCGGCAAAGTACGTTTCATCGTCCACGATCAGATCGCGGGCGATGGCACTTTCCCACCGCTTCAGGTGCGGCAGCAGGCAGTGCTGCACGAACTCAGTGCCCTGCACCTCGATGTTGCTGTACGTGCTGCGGGTCAGGTCTTGGATCATGTGCGGCGGCACATGGAACGCCCGGCAAATCTCAATCACCTGGTACTGCCGAGTCTCAAGGAACTGGGCCGCCTCGTTGCTGCCGCTGAGCTCGTGAGCCTTGACGCCATTGGGTAGCACGGCCGTGCGAAATGCGCGATCCGATCCACGGTGCATCCGCTCCCACTGCTCGCGCAGCCGCTCGGCAGCCTCGGCCGGGATCGGGTTCTCACTCTCCAGCACGATGCCGGGCCGGGCACCATTGCCGAAGTAGGTGCTGCCGTGAGCTTCCAGCGCCTGGGCCAGGCCAATAGCGTTCTGAAAAATCTTGTACGTCGGGATCGCCTTGATCCCGTCCTCGGTCGTGAACCGTAGGGCGAAGATCTGCGACTGATCGTAGATCGTCTGCCGGCCGCTGGGTTCGCGGTACTTGTACCGCAGGCGGCCGTCCTCGAGGCGCTCGGCCTCCATGCGGCTGCTATGCAACGGCCAGAGCTCAGACACGGCACCACGGGCACCGGGGCGAATCTCTGCGTACGAAGCACCGTAGTGCAGATACATGCCCGTCATCCAATCGCGGAACTCTTGGGCCGTCTGCCACGGGTTGGGCTGCTGATGCAGGAGCCGATACACCGGATGCGTCGAGGCCTTGGCCTTGCCGCCGTTGGCCAGCCGCTCATAGACGTGGAGCGGCAGCGAGCTCACGGCGTCCGAGATCACCCTGATGCACGCCGTGTAGGCCGAGCACGCCATCGAGTTGTCGGCGTTGACGCGAATGCCCGAGGGTGTGCGGTTGCTGTTTACCTCGGTCCAGTCGATGCCGCGAAGCTCCAGCATGCGATTGTCGGCGAGAAGTTCGCTCATAGCGTCATGATGTCCCAGGATTGCTCAGGGGCAGGTGCCGTGGCTGTAGCGTGGATGCCGAGGGCCATGACCAGGGCCACCATGCCGTCGATGCGTTCTGTGCTCTTGGCCTTGCTTACTTTGCAGTTGCCTTGGTGGTCTGTTTGCAGTGCGCAGTTGGAAGCCATCCAGCTGAGCACGGGGTGATTGCCGTGCCTCATTCGTTCCGACAGCACGAGCGCCTCGAGCTGGCGGCAAGGGCTCGTCATGCTGGCGTACCCTTGCCCGTACCCTAAGACGTTTCGGCCATCTCCTTGCAGTTGCGTGGCCAATTGCGTGGCATTCCAGCGGTCGATCCCGATCTGCCGGATGTTGTATTGCTCAGCCAATTCATTGATGTCGCGGCGGATCACGTCGTAGTCGGTGACGTTGCCATCGGTGGCACGGATGAAGCCGTCACGAATCCAGCCCACATAGTCCACCTTGTCCCGCAGCGTCCGCTCGGTGGCGTGCACCTGCGGCACCCAGAAGAACGGCAGCACGTCGAATGTGCCGTCACTGGCCTGGCTCACCAGCACGAACGCCGAAAGGTCGGTGGTGCTTGCAAGGTCGAGGCCAGCGAACCATTCCCGTTTCGTCAGATCAGCGTCCAGCGGTTTGCCACACTTGGCCCAGGCGTCTGGCGAGAGCCAGCGTGTGTCTTGCGTGGTCCAGACGTTGAGCCTGTACCGCAAGAAGGCGTTGAGCTTGCTGGGCGATTGCTCAGCCTCGCGGGCGTCGGCCTTAAACGACTCCAGCGTGATCGTCTCGCCAAGGCTCGGGTTGGCCTGGTGCCAGACTCGCTCATCTTTCCAGGTGCCGTCAGATCCGCACTCTGGCGGCGCTGCGTAGATGCAGCCGAAGAAGGCCGGGTCTACGCCTGGATCAGCGATGCAACGCTCGGCGTACTGGTGTTGCTCCCAGCAGATGCTCTTGCGGTCGAAGCCGGCCGTAGTGATCGACAGAATGAGCGGCTGCCGCCGGGCCGCGCCTCCGTACCGCAAGGCATCCCACAGTCGCCGGTCGCGCTGGGCGTGCAGCTCGTCAAAGAGCAGGGCGTGGATGTTGAGGCCCTCGGCCCGGAAGGCATCGGCCGACAGCACCCGATAAAACGAGTTGCTCGCCTTGTGCACGATCGTCTTGCGGCTGTCGATCACCTCGAGGTGCCGCGACAACGCAGGCGATGCTCGCACCATGGACGCCGCCTCGCGGTAGATGATGCCTGCCTGCTCACGGTCGCATGCCGCACCGTACACCTCGGCCCCCGGCTCGGAGTCGAAGGCGGTCATGTAGAGCGCGATGCCGGCCAGCGTTGTCGATTTGCCCTGCTTCTTCGGCAGCTCGATGTAGCCGACACGGTGCTGCCGGGTCCCGTCTGGGTTTAGCCTGCCAAAGATCTCACGCAGCACATGGTGCTGCCACGGCAGCAACGTGAAAGGCTTGCCCGCGTTCTGGCCTTTGCTGTGTCGCAGCACCTTCTCAAAGAAGTGCACGACACGCTGGTACTTGGCCTGGCCCTCGGCAGTGAGCTCAGGCACCGTGGAGCTTGAAGAACTCTTCGACTTCGTCCGCTGGCTTTTCTTCCTTGCCGCCAAGTCTCACCCTGCTGCTCGGAGTCAGTCCAAACTCACCCATTAGCGAAGTCTGCAGGCTCACTAATCCGCGATATAACGGGCCAGCCGGATTCGGTTTGACGCCGCCCAAGTCCGTCCGCATCACCGGCCCACTGGCCCGCAGCTCGAGGAGGCAGGCCTGCGTGGCAGCGTACACCTCGCACAAAGTGGCTAAGGCCTCACCGTCTGCTGTCGTGAGCGTGCCGAGCTGCACGAGGATCGGCACCAGCTCGTCCCACTTCTCAACGGCCACGGGCTCAAGCAAGAGCCTGGCCGGCATTGGCGGAGTGCCTGCTGGGGCAGGGAGGTCGGGCCGCACTTTCCGCTTGCCGGGGTTGCCAGCCAGCAGACGGGCGGCGGCGGGCTGCGGCTTAGGTCCTCGTTTACCCATAAAAAACGCGCGGAAACTTGCGGGCACTCA